CTTTAAGACTCACAAAGACTATCAAGGCCCGAGACTTACTATTCTTGATCGCTAAAGAACGACTTGAAACTGGCCGAATCTACATCATGTTCATGGATAGTTGCAATCAGTCGTCGTGGGATGAGCTTATCCAGATGACTAATCTCTGCTGCCTGTCTGGAGACACCGAGGTTGACGTAGTAGTAGACAACTCGCTCATGAAGGTGAAAATGTCAGAGTTTGTAGAGATATTCCCAAATTATACTGATGTCAGAATATCATCTAATGATGGGAAATCTGTTACTTTTGATAAAGTGCTCGCTGTACAAAAGACTAAGAGCAATTCTAAGGTCATAAAAATAACAGACTCTGAATCTGGCCGAAGTCTTAGATGTACAGCAGATCATCGTATTTTCACAAAAAACAGAGGGTATGTCGAAGCCGGGAACCTTTTAGTTACAGACGAATTAGAAATAATCTAGTGTAGGCTGAAATATTGCGTATAGATAAGTAGAGATTTTACATCCTACTTATGAGGTACGCAATGCTACACATAGTTTATTGTCACGAGATTAACGGTAAAAAATATATTGGGGTCACTGGCAAGGGGATACTAGTAAGACTCAGGCAGCATGTTCAGTTGGCAAATGCTGGATCAGAAACCTTTTTCCATAGAGCTATCAGAAAGTACGGAGTCGCGAATATTGTTTCTACTGTGCTTTTTGAATCAGCGTATAGGGAAGAGGCTCTAGAGAAGGAAAGAGATTATATCTCTATATTTAAATCAAACGACGAGTTGTATGGATACAACCTGACATCGGGAGGAGACGGTGGCGATTGTGTAAGTATGCTGGAAGGGGAGAAGAGAGATTCTTGGATAAAGAAGCTATCAATAAGATCAACAGGCGAGAGAAACGCAAATCATTCAGGTTTTACAGATCGAGAGCTAATATATGCTGCTGTAAAATTCTATATAGTGTATGGTAGTTTAGGTCGCAACGAATGGTTCTCTTTCTCTAAGAAAAATAGCTATCCACAAAGCTTTTCGAAAAATAGATTCGGCGGCTCGTTCAAAAATTTCACCGACTTGGTGAAGATAGAACTCAGTATGCTCGGATTTGAATATTCTGATTCTGACTTTGACATGTCTAAAAGGTCATACAGTCTAGAATCTCGAAAGAAGATCTCGGATGCTATATTGGGTAGGAAGTATTACAATGATGGGGTGAGAAACTACCAGATACACGAAAACGACGAACGTATACAATTATTGAACCTACAGAAGGGTGTACTTAAAAGATGCTAATAATAGAAACCATTGAAGAAACCGAAGATGTATTTGATATTCAGACGGAAGATCATCATAATTTCTATGCCAACGGTATATTGGTTCATAATTGCGAAATTCTACAACCCGTATCTCCCCTATATTCCGTAAACGACCAGAATGGTAGAATCGGCATTTGTATTCTCTCCTCAATCAATTTAGTTGAGACTAAGCACGCAGAAATTCCCAAAGTCTGCGAAACTATCGTGAGGTTGCTCAATAGCCTCATCGATTACCAACTCTACCCATTCCCAGCAGCAGAACTCTTTTGTAAAAGAAAGAGATCCCTAGGGATCGGCATCACTAACTTTGCCGCTTGGTTGGCAGAGAATGGTATGAACCATGAGACTCCTGAGTCTATTGAGGCCTCGAATGATTTGATGGAGTACATTCAGTATAACCTACTCCTCGCTTCCTCGAAGTTGGCAGATGAGCATGGCCACGCCCCAGACTTCTGTGCTTCAAAGTACTCACGCGGCTGGCTCCCGATCGACAACCATTCATCTTTACCGGATGATCTTCAGTTCCCTCTCAAGCAAGACTGGGAGTGGCTAAGAGCGGAGATTGCTAGGACTGGCTTGTTCAACTGCACTCTCTCAACAATTATGCCCGCTGAAAGTTCGAGCGTTTTACACTCGTCAACTAATGGGTTTGAGCCGATCAGAGCCTTACTCACTGAGAAGATTGCTAAGAACGGTGTGAAGAAGGTGCTAACGCCGAACTATCCCAAGAACAAGAAACAATATACGATTGCTTGGGATATGACCAGCAATTTGAATTGCATCAAGATGGCTGGTGCGTTCCAAAAGTGGGTTGATATGTCTATGAGTTTTAACACATATCTAAACTACAATCACTACGAAAATGGGGAAATTCCAATCTCTGTGGTAGTTCAAGATATCATTAATGCTTACAAGTATGGGCTTCGCACCATGTACTACAACAATACCCCAAACGACAACGAGGAAGCTGACGCTTCCTGTGCTGGCGGGAGCTGTTCTTTATGAGAAGTGTACTAAACACAATGGTGGTTGATACCACCAAACAACCCATGTTCCTAGGAGAGGGACTCTCCCTACAACGCTATGACAAATGCAAGTATGAGATCTTCCTGACCCTATTCAAGAAGCAATTGGGATTTTTCTGGCGACCCGAAGAAATCTCTCTGTCGAAAGACATTGGTGACTATAAGCTACTTAGTGAGCACGAGAAATTCATCTTCACTTCGAATCTGAAGTTCCAAACGATGATGGATTCAGTGATCGCTCGGGCTATTCCAAACCTGACTCAGTATGTCAGTCTTCCAGAACTAGAAGCCTGTATGAACATCTGGGCGGCTTTTGAAACGCTGCACAGCTACTCATACTCTTACTTGATCAACAATGTATATCCGAATCCTTCGGATATTCTGGATGATGTTCTAAAGGACGAGGAGATCGTAAAGAGGGCTAACTCAGTGTCTAGTGCTTTCGATGCACTCAATTTTGATGCTAGCGATCGACCTATTAAGGAAAGAATCTATCTGGGACTGATGTCCACCAACATCTTGGAAGCCGTTAGGTTCTACGTAAGCTTCGCTTGTGCGTTAGCTTTCGAGCAGAACAATAAGATGTGTGGTAACGCACAAATTATCAAGTTGATTCGTAACGACGAAGCCTGTCATATGTCTATTACTCAGACCATCTTACGACTTATGCGGGACCATGAGCAAGAAGGCTTCCAAGAAGTGGCGAAGGCCTGCAAGGCCGAAGCCACTTCCATGTTCCTTGAAGCAGCAGAAGAAGAAAAGGCGTGGGCCTCCTACCTGTTCAAAGACGGCGGCATGATCGGGCTCAACGAAAAGATTATGCACCAGTACATTGAATCCCTAGTGGACAAGAGGCTCATTGGTGCCGGTCTTGAGAAGCACTTTGGAACGAAGAACCCAATCAGTTGGCTGGAAGCCGACAGTAAAGGAAAACAGACTGCCCCACAAGAACAGGAGATTATCTCCTATAAGATTGGGGCATATAAGAACGACCTATCTAACGCTACTTTGGAGTGGTAAATGTTGACTGACCATATCAATGACGAACAACTACTGTCTATATTGCTTGATAACCAAGCCAGTGTAGACTATCACATGGATGGGCTAAGTGGCGAACTAATCACTCTATACTGCATGGAGAAGTTGGGAGTAGATACGCCATTTGACCGTGTTTATGAGGAGATTACAATCCTCATTGCTGATCACGTCAAAGAGAATCTGGTTAAGGACGGCTTCCTTGAGCCAGAGTATGGTGAAGAGGGTATCACTTACAGAATGACGCCAGACGGCGAAGCTATGGCCAAGCAGTACAAAGAAGTACTAGAAGAGAACCATGACTAGACAAAGAGCAAAAACAGAGCGTACTCCACCCAGCGGAGGATACTCTCCTAGGTATAATCTTATCAAGCCTAAGACTATCAACCAAAGAGATTATGTATCTTCCATTAAGGAAAATGACGTAACTATTTGTTCAGGTCCGTCAGGCAGCGGAAAATCATTGGTGGCTCTTTCTACTGCCATCTCTAGCCTGATTGATCCTAATAAACCCTTTAGTAGGGTTTATGTTACTAGGCCAATGATCTCTACCTCTACAAAGGACTTTCCATGGATCAAGGGAAGTTTGATTGATAAACTGAGACCTTGGTTTGCTCCTATCTTGGCCAATCTTGAAGAGCTTGTGGGATCGAAGACAGAGCTTGAAAAACTCATTGAGCAAGAGACTATCTGCTTACAAGCGATAGAACTGATGAGAGGGTTCACCTACAAGAACTGCTACGTTCTGATCACCGAAGCTCAGAACATGACTGTTCCGCAGGCTGTTATGGCGATCACCAGAATCGGCGAAAGCTGTAAGATGGTTTTTGAGGGTGACACAGATCAAAAAGACCTAAGAGGAGAAGAAGATGGACTGTCATACCTAAAGAGAAAGCTAATAAATAGGCCAGATCTATGTGGTATGGTGTCTCTAGATTCTTCTGATATCTTGCGACATCCCCTAATCGGCCAGATTCTAGAGCAGCTAGATTATAGGGGTTTGGGCTCATACTAGGAGCAAAGACATGGTATTCCGCTTGTTCAGAGGCACCGAGCAGATAACTACTAGGGGCAATAGAGACAATATCTATATATCTCTCAAGAATGCGAAGATAGCTCTGAAACAATATCTATCTTGGGCCAACAAAAAGATTCTAGACAAAAATCTACAAGTCAAAGCAGAGGATTGCAAGATTGTTGGGTTTGAGTTGGTGGAGAAAGTACAATATCAACTTTAAAAAGACTCATATTCTTTATATCTCTTGTTTGCATATATGATATTTATTGTACCATCAAG